TCCCCCATCGGCCCCGCCACAAGCGGGGCTTTTCTATTGGGAGCCACCTCTATACTCAAGTAAGTAAGTCACTGCTCGACTGCATGGCATCTGCCCTTCGCGCCATCGACCGCCGGAAGAAGGCCGCCAACCTCGTCCCCACCCGCAAGGATGTGGAGCTCAACGACGGCACGACGTTCACCTTCTGGTGCCGCCCTCTGACCATGGCGGAGCGGGACAAGGCCCAGCGCACTGCCAAGGGTGATGACACCGGAGCCTTCGCCCTGCAGCTGCTGGTGGACAAGGCCCTCGACGAGTCGGGTCAGCGCATGTTCCTCCCTGCCGACATCGCAGAGCTGAAGCACGAAGTCCGCGACGCCGACCTCCAGTCGCTGATGCTTGCTGTGCTGACCAGCCCTGAAGACGAGGAACCGATCGAGCCCAAAAGCACTTCAGCAGGAGCTTGAGAAGGACGGCTGGCTCCTGCTGAGTTTTGCGGTTGCGAAAGAGCTTGGGATGACCGTCACCCGCCTATGGGCGGAGGTCACCCAAGAGGAGTTGCTCGGCTGGTCCGCGTACTTCGGGTACATGAATGATCAGCAGGAGCAAGCGATGAAGAAGGCCCAGAGACGCAGATAGACTGGGCCTAGGAGCTAGGTACAGGCATTGGCGACCTATTCAGCCGACATCTCGGTCAAGGTCGTCGGCCTAACCCAGCTCAAGAACCTCGAGAACCGCCTCACTCAGTTACAGGAGCGGTTTACCAAGATCAACGCAGCGTCTGCCCAGATCACTGCGCCGTTCAAGGCGCACATCCAGGCGCTGCAGACGATGAACACGCTGCTGCAGCAGAACGGCCGGCTGCTGAACGCGCAGGCATCTGCGGTGGAGCGTGCGACAGGTAAGCGAGGCGGAGGCGGTCGCGGAGCTGCCTCGCCTGATGCCCGCCTTGAGAAGGAGCGCAGCGACGAGCTCCAGCGCCAACTCGGTCTGCTGAAGGACCGGGCCCGGGTGCTCCAGGGCAACACCTCGATCATGGCGAAGCTGCTGCGAGCCGAGGTGGAGATCACCGCGGCGGCCGGCGGCAACGTCAAGCTCGGCAAAGAGCTGATGAAGAACGCCCGCTCTCTCCTGGTGGCAGAAGAGAAGCTGGCGAAGACCAAAGCAGCCGCCGCCGACCAGGCCATCGCTGACGCCGAACGTGAGCGCAAGGCCCGCGTCAAGGCGATCGAGGACGAGTGGCGCGCAGCTGAGCGGGTGCTCGGCAAGACCAAGAAAGCCAGAGAGGAAGCGGCCAAACCCTCTTGGGTGGGACGGGCGGCGGGGAACTTTGTGCAACGTGTCCCTGGTGTTGTCGACCGCTCCTTCGGCGGTGCGTTTAGCGGGGCAGGAAAAGCGGTTGAGGGCGCGGTAGTTCGTGGCGGCGCTGTGGCGGGCGGTCTGGCGGCGGCAGGCGGCGTCAGCGGACTGGGCAACATGTTCGGCGTGAAGCAGGCGGTTGGTGCCATCACCAATGTTCTGCCCGACGCACTGGGCGGGGCTATCACCGGTGTAGGGGAACTATTAAGTGCACTCGCCAACCTGCCAGGTGGCATGGGTGCGGCGGCGGTGGCTGCCGCGGCCTTCGCACCCTGGCTACCGAAGATCGCCCAGGGCGCCTACGCCGCCGGCGATGCCCTCGGCAAGCTCGAGGCTGCTAAGCCACTTAAGAACTTCCTCGGCAAGGGCGGGGCCTCGTTCTTTGAGTCCGCCACCAACGCTCTGGGTGGCATGTCAGCGGAGGTCAAGAGCATCACCGGCGGTCCGGCCCTGGACCTCAGCCGTAAGGGCGGCGCCTTTGCCTCGAAGCTCGGCCTTGAGCTGATCGACAAGGCGGCCAAAGAAATGTATGTCGGCATCCAGAAAGCTGCCGACGCCCAAGAGAAAGCTGTCGCCACCGCTAAGAGCTGGAGTGACGCCCTCCGCCAGGGCAACCAGTGGATGTCCGAGACCGCCAAGCAGGTTGCGGCGGCCGACAAGAAGCTGGCCGATCAGGTCACAAGAGCTTCCAGCAGCACCGGGATCCGCAAGACCGAAGCCAGCGCCGCGGTCCAGGAGCGCAAGGAGCTGGAGCGCACAGTGCAGCTGATGCGCGAGCGCAACGCACTGCTGCAGGGCAATCCCAATCAATACGGCCGCCCGGCAGGCCCTGGGGGCGACACCCGCAAAGCCCAGCCCCAGTACCTGCAGTACCTCAACGAGCAGGTGCTCGCTGAGCGCAACATTGGCAAGGAGCGTCGCACCGCCCTGCAGCTGGCGGACCGCGAACTCCGCACCGAGATGAAGATCGAGGCCGTGCTCAAGCGACGGGCTGGCGAGCAGTCCCGAGCCAACAAGAGAAGAGAGGAGCAGCAGAAGAAGAGAGAGGGTCTTGGAGAGTCCCTGGCTCTCGGCGTCGGCTTCCCGTTGCTGTTCGGCGCGGGCCCAGGTTCCATCGCTGGTAGCGCGATCGGGTCGTTCGCGGGTAGCGGCTTCGGCGGCCAGATCCTCGGCGGCGCAATCGGCGCCATGTTCGACCAGTTCGGCGCCGCGGCCATCGCCATGGGCCAGACCCTGCGCGACCCGATTGCCAACTTCCAGAAGATCGCCGATGCCGGATTGCTGGCCGGAAAGAGCCAGGAGTTCTACGTCAGCAAGTTGATCGCGGTCGGCCGCATCACCGAAGCCGTCGCCGTCGTGCAAGGCGAATTGATCAAGAAGATCGGCGCCGGTGGCGTGAGCGATCTGAACGAAGCAGGAGCTGCTGCCGACCGTCTCGGCAAGGTCTGGGCAGAGCTCACGCTTCAGCTACAGGCCGCCATCGCGGGACCTCTGGCGGACCTGCTCGACTGGGTCGCCAATCTCGTGGTGGTGGGTAATGGCTTCCGCCGCGACCAGGCCAAGCTCAACGATGTCCGAAGCGGGCTGAACTCGAAAGACCGGGCGCAGTTCGACAAGCGCAACGAGGCGATCACCGGCCTCACCCGGCGCGGGCTGGCCTTTGGCGGCATCCTGCCGGCCGAGGCAGAATCCCGTCGCCGCGCCCTCGTTCAGGAGTACGAAGGCAGGTCCAAGCCGCCCACTGTGCGCGGGACGACTGTCTCTCCGGAAGCGCAGGAGCAGGCTCGCAAAGCGGCCGAAGCCCAGGCCGATGCAATTCAGTCCGCCTACCGCGAAGCCTTCCAGCTGCAGCGGCAGGCCGCGGACATCAGCATCGCCGCTGCGGACTACCGCCGCAAGATCGAGAGCGACATCTTCGCCAAGAACCAAGAGGCGGCCCGGGTCGAGATCGACAACGCCCGCAAGGCCGCGCAGGTGCAGATCGAAGCCTCCGACCTGGCTCTGCGCAAACAATTCAGCGGCAGCCAGGGGCTGACCGAGGAGCTCCTCACCGGCGTCCGCGCCTTCATCGAGGCCCGCCGCAGTGGCGAGGCGGACATCGAGCAGAAGCGACGCCAACTCGAGCTGACGCTGGCGGACATCAGCAAGGCCACCAGCGACTACGTCTACGAGCAGGCCCGAACCCGCCTCCAGATGGAGCGGCAGATCGAGGACTACAAGATGGCCACTGCGGACTACCAGCTGAAGGTGGCCCGCCAGATCCAAGACCTCGGTGCCGGAAGTGAAAGCGGGGGTGGCATTGCCACCGGCCCACAAAGTGGGAAGCTGCGTGACCTAGCCAAAAGCGTCGGGTTCTCTGGGCAGCAAGCAGAGATCATGGCGGCAATCGCCATGGCGGAATCGGGCGGCCGTGCCACGGCGCACAACCCAAATGCCTCCACGGGCGACAACAGCTACGGCCTTTGGCAGATCAACATGCTCGGCGGCATGGGACCGCAGCGCCGTCGAGCCTTTGGAATCCGCAACAACGAGCAGCTGTTTGACCCAGCCACCAACGCCCGGGCCGCCCGGCAGGTCTATGAATCGCAGGGATTCGGCGCCTGGAGCGTCTACCGCTCTGGTGCTTACAAGCAGTACCTAGGCGGGAACCCAGGTTTCAGTGGTGGCACGAACAGTGCGCAACTTGCCGATGCAGCGGCCAGTGTGCGCCCCACCGCGCCGAACCTCAGCGCCCCCGGCACGCAGGGCATGGCCGACGCCCAGAACCGGCTGGCCGCCGCCAGAAAGCAAGAAGTGGTGCTGGCGGAGAAGCTCAACCAGCTCAACATCGACAAGGCCCAGTTCGACCTGCAGGAGATCGCCCGAGGCAAGGTTCAAACCGAAGCACTGACGCAACAACGCAACCTAGAGCAGTCCAAGTTGCAGGTGATCACCACCGCCGGTGCCCTCAGCGAAAACGAAGTGGAGCGTCTGCTTAAGCAGAAGGAGGGCGAGGCGCAGATCAACGAGATCTACGCCGCCCGCGACGCCGCGGTCCTGAAAATCAACGACGGCGTCAAGACCGGAAAGATCACCCAGGACGAGGCCAAGGTTGTACTCAAGGAAATCAACACCGGCATTGAGCAGCGGCTCAACAACACCCGCACCCAGATCGCGCTGGAGCAAGAGCTGCTCAAGATCCAGCAGGCCCAGAAGCTGGCCATGGACGCCCAGTCGATGCAGCGTGAGCTGATGAGCACCGGCCAGGGCATCCGCGCCGGCTTCACCGGCGGCGCCTCGAGCAAGTACGACCAGATCTACGGGCAGACGGGAGACGCCGCAATGGCCAACCAGTTCGCCCAGGCTCAGGGAGTGCTGGATCAGTTGCAAAATGCGCAGTCCGACGCCAGCGCCCTCGGCGGGTCGATTGCTGGTGGTTTTAAGGAGGCGCTAGTTGCTGCGACCACCGGCGGAGACATCCTCGGTGCGTTTGCTTCGATGTTTGAGGGGCTTGGGAGCAAGTTCCTCGACATGGCGTTCAAGCCGGTCGAAGAGACCTTGACGCAAGCGGTTTTCGGAATGTTGGCCCCAAGCCAGCAGCAGGTGTCGGCGGCCATGCAGAACTTGAGCGCCGCCCAGCTGATGATCACAGCCTCGGTCAACTTCCAGAACGCCGCGGCCGTGATGGCCGCCGGTGGGGGCGGCGGAGGCGGCGGTCTGCTGAAAGGGCTGCTTGGCGGTGTACTGGGTGGCCTTGGAGGAATCGGTGGGGGCCTGGGCGCGGCAGCCAGCAGCGTGTCGTTCAACCCGATCGCCTTCACCCCGGGCCTCAGCTTCCTGGCCAGTGGCGGCCCGATGGGTGCGGGCAGGCCCTACATCGTCGGAGAGGAGGGCCCCGAGCTGGTGCTGCCCAACCAGAGCGGCTACGTCCTCAACGCGGACCAGACCCAGCAAGCCCTGGCCCAATCCCGCGGCGCCCTGGGCGGCGGTGGCGCTACATCCGACGCAGCCTTCTCTGAGAACCGCGACGCGCTCAACACGATCTCCTCCACCAGCCGCGAGCGTCAGGTCGAACGCTGGATCACCTCTGGCGCGGGCAGCACCGAGATCAAGTACAGCCGCGTCGGCGCTGGCGACCTGCCGTTCGTCACGGAGCAGGACATGCTCCAGGCCACCCGCGTCGCCGCGCAGGAGGGAGCCCGCATGGGTCAGCAGCGCACCATGGCGGCGCTGAAGAACAACCCAGGCGCTCGCCGCACCATCGGGATCTGACATGGCTGAGATCGCGATTGGCACCTACCTCCACTTCCGACTCCGCAGCGGCGGTGACACCGGCTACGCCTTCCAGAACTTCCACGCCAATGAGGCCCGCCTCTATGGCGGCGTCAGCTACGTCTATGCCGGCTTCGGCTTCAGCGGCAGCACGGTGGATCTGCAGGGCAGCAACATCCGCGCCTCGCTGGCGTTCGCCGTAAGCCCGCTGCTGTTGAACTTCATCCAGGAGGCCGCCGACCAGCAGTGGGTGCTCCGCATCCGCACGGTCTGGCTCGACCCCGACACCTTCGACGAGACGGCCACCTTCAGCGAGGAGGTGTATCAGGTGGTCGGCTTCCAGCACGACGGCAGCCGCCTCTCGCTCGACCTCAGCAGCCCGCTCGATGCCGTGTCAGGCCAAGCACCTAAGCGTGTCCTGACGCAGTACCTCGTCGGCAGCCTCCCCTCCACCGGCCAAATCTCCTTCAAGTAATGCTCAGCCCCTCCGACCGTCCGATCGCCCTGCTGCCCCAGGACCGCGAGCTGATCGCCGTGCTGGGTTGCAGCGAAGCCGAGTACCGCCAGTTCGTCCGTGACTGCATCAAGTACAGCCGGCTGGAGCCCGGCAAGCCGGTCAACTTCCTGATCATCCCGTTCCTGATCCAGCTGGTGATCGGCCTGGCGCTGAGCTTCCTGGCCAGCCTGCTGCTTCGCCCCAAGGTCAAGAGCCCGGACATCCGCCAGACCAGCGACCAGGGCCAGAACGTCGTCGGCCGCAACGAGTTCGCCCCGAAGTCGGGCTTCGACTCACTGCAGAACGTGGTCGAGCTGGGCTCCACCATCCCCCTGGTCTACGCCAACAGGGAGACCATCGACGGCGTCACCTACGGCGGGGTGCGGGTGAACACCAACATGCTGTGGAGCCAGATGATGTCGCTGGGCGGCAGCCAGATGCTCCGCGCCGTCTGCCTGCTGGGCGAGGCAGAGCTGACCGAAGTGGACCCGTCGCAGTTCGCCTTTGGCGACAACGTGCTCGGCGGCTACGACCTGTCGACGGCCAACAGCACCTCCAGCCGCGTCACCTTCTACACCTCCCTCGACGGCGGCCGCCTGGTGGGCACCGACCGCGTGGCGGGCCGCGACGCTGCCAATGACACCGGCAACTCCGAGAACGCCGGCGGCCCCGATGTCTTCGCCATCCCCGGCATCAACAACACCTGGACGACGGACTTCTGCTACAGCTTCAAGCCCAGCACCCAGACCCAGTTCGGGGTCTACCAGCTGATCGGCAACGGCCTGGCGTTCCGCGTCAACCCCACGATGCGACCTGCGGTGGTGAGCCGCACCGAACCCAAGGGCAAGAAAGGAGACATCCGCCTCCGTTGTGACGCTGACGGTGTGGGCGTGGCCCAGCGGGACAAGTACAACACCCTCTTCTCCAGCCGCAGCGGCGTCACCCGCGTCAACGGTGCAACCACCACCGGCACCCGTGGTCTGGCGGTGGGGGACACCATCACCTACGAGCTGTCGGCTGCCAGCGAGGCAGGCCGCATCTTCGTCGGCAACCAGCCAGGAACACCCCATGAA